ATAAAAGATAATGCAATTATTGAAATCAAAATCAATAAAGTGTTTTATCTAATGTTAAAGAAAACTCTGATGTACATTTTTAAGCAAGAGCTTGATAATGAAAAAATTACTGAACTTATCAAAAAAGTAACAGATAAAAATTCAGATAATGATCCACATACAGAACAAGAGTTTGCATTTAAAACTATTTTTCTTTTATTAGCTGAAATAGAAGCTCAAGCTGATAAAACAAATCAATTTGAAGAAAAAGATATAGATGACGTAATTAAGTCTGCTGTTAAGCAAGATTAATATTTAAATCTCTTCCAATTTCAATAGCAGATTCTATTGCCATTGCTAATTCATCTTTACTACATTCTTTAAAAGATTTACAGTATTCTGCACCACCTCCATCATAACAGAGGCCTGAATGCTTTTTAACTATAAATTTCATCTCATCAAATGTATAGCCTGATTCTTTGGCTAATTCTCTAATGCATGCATGTATCTTAGCTAGTTGTGCTAAGCTACCATTGTCTGAAGTCAGTCCCATAAAGACCTCAACTTCCTGACCCTCTTGAAGTTTATCAAGAAATAATTGATAAGAAATCTTTGTGCTTTCATTAATATGCACTAAATTTCCATTCTTCTTTGTAAGTTTGAAACTAAACATATGATTATTTTTTGTATATTATAATGTACTTATGGAAAACAAATTATCCAACAATGCTAAAGAGACAACTAAAATTATTTTAGAATATCTTGAAAAATTTCCTAAATCACCAAGTAAAACTCTAGCAAAAAAAATCTATTCTGAAAATGAAGCTTACTTTATAGCCTTTGAAAATGTATACAGTAGAGTAAGATACTATAGAGGTCAAATGGGAAATTATCACAGAAAACATTTAAACAATAAAGAGTTTCAAAAAGAACTTAAAACAAAAGTAATGCAAAATTTTGTATCCCTACCTACATCCTTATCAGAAAAAAGAGGAACATTTACATTCCCTACAGGATGTAGAAAACTTGGTGTTATTGGTGATCTCCATATACCATACCATGATGAAGATGCTATAGAAACTGCTTGTGATAAAATGGAAGCAGAAGGCGTGGACAGCATCTTAATCAATGGAGACTTATTAGACTTCTATCAGCTTTCTTTCCATGAGAAAGATCCTAGAAAGGTTCACTTTAAAAATGAAATAGAAGCCGGTAAACAGTTCTTTGAATATATTCGCTCTAGATTCCCAGACATTCCCATTTACTTTATACCAGGTAACCATGAGAACAGGTTTGAAAGATATCTTAGAATAAAAGCATCTGAGTTACTTGACATGGATGAATTCAGGTTAGATGTAATCTTACATGTTGCTGAATACAAAATAGAGTATCTTCCATTCAGAACCAAAGTTATCTTTGGTGACTTCCTTATAGAGCATGGTGATAAGATTCCTGGAGCAGGTGGTGTAGTACCAGCAAGAACTGCTTTAATGAGACTTAAAACCAATTGTATTGTAAATCACTTTCATAAAAGTTCTCAAAGCTCACAAAGAGTTTATGGAACTGGTGAGTCTAGTACAATAAGAGCATACAGTCTTGGATGTCTATGTGAACTAGCACCAGATTACATGGAAATAAATGAATGGAACCATGGGTTTGCTATTCTAACAAAAATTGATAATTTAGTGTCCGTAAATAATTACAAAATAGAAGACAACACAATTATCTAATGTTCCTACCAATAGTACTAAAAGACAAAGATGGAGAGTATATTGAGCATCTCAATATAACTCACATTACCAGAACCTCATTTGTTAATGTAAGGAATACTGATGCAGGTACTAGAATCCATTTAAGAACAGGAGAAGTTTTAACAACTCCCGTTCCTATGGATATAGTTCAAACTGAAATAGATGATTGTTATAAGTCTGCTGCTGCTATGATAATGTTTAACATCCTAGCAGAAAAAGCACAGCTATCTAAAATTACTGATGACGTTGATACCCTTGATGGACTGCAACCTGGATCAGATGCTCTATAGCAGGTTTAGCTAATTCTGATTTAGTATCCCAATCAAAGTTATATACCTTCCATTCACCATCTAGGCTTTCATCACTTGCTGATGAAATTAAACTTAGACCTGGTAATAAATCTAATATATAATAATAATAATCATAGCCGTTCTGGCTTTCATTATCTGTGACTTCTACTTTATCAAAGCCAAAGTCAACTAGTTCTTGTTCCGTCATTTGTTAATTCTTTAGAAATTTGTTTGGCCAAATAAGTTGAACACTTATATTTAGTTTTAACATAGTCCTCAATTACTCTTGGAACCATGTCAGCTATATTTTTGTTCTTAAGTCTCATCTCCCTGATGACATACTCTTTTTTTAAATTTGCCATTCTATTTATTTTTCTGCCATTGTTTGCATAAACACAGTATGATTCAAAATTTCAAAAGCATATGTATATTTTAAATCTTTGTATACTTCATTCTCTTTAGAATATATCCCGTGTTCTTTGATTCTTAAATCTCTTAGATTCTGTATGCTTAATGTTACTATAGCAAGATTGTCTCCATCTTCTGATTTCATCATGCTTATGATGTTTCTTATCTCAGCATCATTTAGATAATTATACTTATTAAGTAACATTAACTCGGCCATATATACAAAAGGGCGGAACTCATCCTTCTTAGACCCTTTATGGTACATATACCATAGGTAGTTCAGATTACCATCTGCACCATCAGTAATATTATAATGTTCTTCGGCAATTGCTGCCACAAGTTTTAGCATTTCTTTTGTATCTCTCATAAATTTTAGTTTAGAAAATATACCTAATGGTGTTCCAGGGTATAATATCAGCATGAAGTTTTCTAAATTCTTCAATATATCTGGATTTGTCTGATGATACATATCTAATGTTCTCTCCTCCATACTGGGATATTTTGGTTTCTTGGATTTCTGGCTTCCAAATAAGGTCCTCGCCAGGAATTTTATGTTCCAAATTATACTCATGTTTTTTTGCATTATGTGTAAGAAATATTACTTCTGCTTTGACACCTTCATTCCACTTAAATATATCTTTAGCAGCAATTGCAATTTCTTTAAATAAAAATCCATAGTAAAACAACCAATCTTTTTCTACTATAACCGGACTAAAATTTAAATGAACATCGTAACCAGCATCTTGAAATTTTTTAACAGCCTTAATTCTTTCTGGTATAGTTGAAGTATTAGGTTCTAAGATTTGTCTTAAATGCTCAGGCATAAGACTAAACCTTATTCTAATCTTACCTTGTGGATTAAACTTAAGAAATTCTTTATTCACATACTTAGTAGCAAATGAACCCATAGCAAGTGGATGATCTCTAAAATACTCAAATATTCTTTCCCAGTCATGATACTTAGCATGTAAAGCAAAGTCTTCATTGCATGAGATGTCATAAGTAATATATTCTCCTGTTTGATTAGGCTTCTCAACATCAGCAAACCAAACATGATTGTTAATTGCTGTCAGAATATCCATAGGATTTGTTGCTATAGATAATCCTTCCGGCTTATGTCTCTTCATATAACAGTAAGAACAGTTATACAAACAGCCATGACCAAAAGAAGGAGCAATGAAATCAGTGCTCCTCCCGCTTGGTCTAATCTTCATAGTTTTTCTAGTAACTTTCTCTACCAACGTTTCTGAAAGTTAATAAAAGCTGATGCATTCTTATTGGAATCAAATATCTTGGGCATTCCGTGTTTATCTAACACATCTTCCCATCTAGTAAAGAACCATAAGAATTTAACTTTCTTCTGTACAGAGAATCTTGTCTCTGACATTGGTGTAAGTTTTACCATTAATACTCTGTAACCCTGCTTGTCCTCTCCTTTCCTTAAAATAATCATATGTGTTGGTTTATTTAGTTACTTATCTAATTTTATCTGGTTATCATCTAGTATCTCAAAAAACTTATTCCGGATTCTTTCTACCATATCCCATTCTTCTTGCTTAAGTTCTTCATACTTCCATAGTGTTCTCAGCTCTTGAGATATATCCCATAATGCTGAGTACATATTACTACCTTGTGTAGCAAAATCAAATTCTGCTTGATCTTCCGGTAGATTGAATGTTAATTTTGCTTTCATATCATTTCTATTTTATTAATGGGGCAACTTTTACCCCTTATTATTAATTGATTTGTTAAAGGTTTCATTGTAGTATTGTTCTCCATCTTCATGGTCCCCAGTCCATTCACAATCGTTATAAGCATTTACAATTTGCTCTTTCTCCATTTCTTTGGCTTGAGTTACTATTCTATAAACATCACCTTTAAGTGTATCTATATTTAATGTTCCTTGCATAGCTTGAGCAAGTAATTGTATAGTTTCTCGTCTTAACCACTCTACTGCTGTTTGTTTTTTCATATGTCTTGTTGTTTAAAGGTTTCTCAATTAATTATGTCGCAAGTATCTCCCATATTTGCGACAAAATAAAAAGTTTATAGACTTAAAATTTGTCAAGTTTTTTAAGTTTATAAGCCTATAACCTGATATTATTCAGGTAATTCTTCTCCATCTTTACCAGTAACTATACCCATTAGCTGTT